CGATCATTTCGAGATCGAAGCTCAATTGCCCGCAATGCGGGTAGTGAGTACCTCAATCATCAATTTGGTTGGTTACCGCTCATTTCGGACCTGAAGAAATTTTCAAATGCCGTGAAGAACAGCGATGCTCTTCTTAAGGCATATGAGAAGAATTCAGGTAAACTGTTGAGACGCACCGTCAGGATTGTTAGTGACTCGCAAACGGAGAAAGAGGAGTTGCCGGGATGGTACCCGGTTCCTTATCCTCCTGGAGCGATGCCTTTCAATCTCTATGACGGCTTTGGTGACCTTACTGGAATTACGACGACTCGTCGTAACGTCTGGTTTAGTGGAGCTTTTACGTACTATCTACCTCCTTTTAAGGAGAATGATTTGAACGTGAAAAGAAACCTGCAACTGCACAATTACTTGTACGGAAGCAGGGTTACTCCCGAGGTCCTTTGGGACCTCGCACCATGGACCTGGGCCGCTGATTGGTTCGGAAACTTTGGGAGTATACTCCACAACGTTTCCGCCTTTCAGAATGATGGCCTAGTGATGCCCTATGGTTACATTATGGAGACAAAGTCTTCAGAGGTAACCTATCGCAAACTGCAGAAGTACGTTACTTATGCAGATGCGACTTTGACGCAAACTTTCAAGACAACATCGAAAGTTCGCTTTAGGGGCTCGCCTTATGGATTCGGCCTGACGCTTGGGGATTTAACTTCCCGGCAGATGGCAATCATCGGAGCTCTTGGTTTAACCAGGGGCTCCAAGTTGAAGCACGATTAAAACCGTGCTTTGACATCAAGCCTGACTAGCAATCCGCTCGTTAGGTGGTTTCACCCTTCAAGGAGATCAGATAGCCATGGCTTTTGCCGACCCCCAAACAGTTACATTCAACGCGGTCCCGTACACCCTTGCGAGGGTGTCCAGCGGGATTGACTCGGGCGGGTTTCTCAACCAGTCCGGTGATGTCAAGCTGACCGTCGCACACGCTTATGGAAAGCGCATTCGACGGACGATCCGCGTTGATCGCTCGAAGATTGCTGCCGACGCTTTGAACCCCACTTCGAACAGTCCATATTCCATGAGTGTTTACATGGTTGTGGACGTGCCGATTATGGGGTACACTGTTGCCGAGCAGCAGAACACCGTGGATGGTTTTGTTGACTATCTTGACGGTGGTTCGGGCGCTCGCGTCCTGGAACTTCTAGGAGGCGAGAACTAATAACTGTTTGTAGGGAGTAGTAAGAGCAATGGCACTGGATTCCACACACCTCTGTTAGGAGGAATGGATGAAAAGCCACATGCTGCTCCTGAAGTTAGTCCTTGAAGAATCAGGGACTAGATGTTGCACAAGCACCACTCGTGATTTCAAAAGAATCACGAAACGTGTTGAACACGAGGGGCTATCGTTTCTCACGATAGCCCTGCCACACTTTTGCGAAGACCTCCAAAAAGGTCTAGACTCTGGTGTGGTAGAGACAACTTCCTTCTCAGGTTTTGAGAAGAAAGGGCGTCTCCCAACATTACTGTTGGGTTTCACCTCTCAGTTGTTCAATACGCAGACTGGTGTGTTGCTTGATGAACCTTCGATAGAAGCTATTCACTCCCTACGGCAGATTACTCTGCTGTTCGGTAAAGTGAATCTTCCTTGCAGTGATGCAAGGATTAAAGCTTCTTTTCGGAAGTACATCGAGTGTGAACAAGATGTCCGACTACACGATGCTCAGCTTCCAGAATCCTTGAAAGAGGAATTTGGTTTAGCCGCATCTATTACTCTTGGGAAAGTGTTTTCCTTCATAGATCGTTGTGTCTATGACGGTTCCATCATTCCCAAGCATGGGCCCGGCAAAACTGCTGATAAGCTTGTTGGAAACAACAAGTTTCTTCAGTCTGTTTGGCCAGAGCGACTTGAATATTACTTTCCTCACGGAGAGTTTCTATTCTCGTCGTTCTCTCATTTTCTCAATGAGGACCCAGTGGACATCTTGGATCCTGGTGCCGAACTACCTGTTAAGGTAGTTGCAGTGCCTAAGACGCTGAAAACACCTCGAATTATCGCCATCGAACCGACCTGCATGCAGTACGTGCAGCAGGGGCTGATGGAGAAATTCGTGCAGTCAATACAGAGGGATGACATCCTCTGCAAACTGATCGGATTCGATGACCAAGTGCCTAATCAGCACATGGCCAGAGACGGGGCTTCCGGTAGGTCGCCCTTAGCAACGCTCGACTTGAGCGAAGCATCCGACCGTGTTTCCAATCAGCACGTACGTGAGATGTTCAAGTTTTGGCCCCATCTTCGTGATGGAGTTGAAGCTTGTCGTTCACGGAAGGCTGATGTGCCTGGCCATGGCGTAATTCGCCTAGCCAAGTTTGCATCTATGGGATCCGCACTTTGCTTTCCCGTTGAAGCAATGGTCTTTTTGACTATTGCCGTTATGGGAATTGCCAAAGTGCGCAACACCCAGATTTCCCGATCTTTCTTGAAAAGTCTGATCGGGGAAGTGCGCGTCTATGGGGACGACATTATTGTCCCCATTGATACTGTGC